TTATAGTATTAACATGCAAGAACGTTATCATAATTATATTTCCCGAAAACTGAAAGAAGAAAGAACTATGACAGAAGCAAGCAGAAGTGTCTGGGTCACGTTCTCTAAAGAGGGGGTGCATATGTATCCGGGTGCAGACACAGACCCGAAATTAGCAACAGGCGAGTGGGACGATGTATCATTCCTCGGCATTCCTCATCGTCATATTTTCCACTTTAAAGTTCGCATCGAAGTGTTTCACAACGATCGCGACATAGAATTCATTCAGTTTAAACGCTGGATGGAACGGTTGTACGCACAGGATGTAATACAACTGAATCACAAGTCATGTGAGATGATTGCAGATGACTTGTACGAAGAAATTTCCGCAAAGTACCCCTGCCGCTTTGTAGAGATAGATGTCGCTGAAGATGGCGAAAACGGCTGTTCAATATATTACCCCAAGTCATAACAAGAGGATTTACATTATGACAATTGCTAATCCAGCAGTAAATAAGGTGTTCAACGATCTCGATCAGTATCGTGATTATTGTCGCTTTGAAGGCAAAGTGTTTGATGAAAGAGCACTTTATAAGAAGGAAGATCCTAATTGGATTGCCTATCAAAAGTACCAAGGTTGGGTACGAGCAAAAGCTCGCAACGGCGGCAAAGACTTTGTTCAACGGGAGCGCAAGCCTCGTTTTAACAACAACACTAAAGGATAACAACTATGACTATTTTCATTGTAGATATCGAAGCAGTAGACACTCGTTACACTAAACAGTGGAAGGAGTATCTCCCTAAACAACTGCAACATGCTATTGATGAAAATGTTGTGGTCATTAGTGGTGGGGAGACTCCTCAGGCAACTACGCCTGGGGCGTTCCTCAACTTTGGCGGTACTAATGTATACAAGAGTAAACAACTAGAAACTATCGGCGAAATGTTTTGTAACGGACAAGTTAAAGACGGCGACTACTTTTTATACACTGATGCATGGAACCCTACAGTTATACAACTTAAATATATGGCAGAACTACTAGGCGTCGATATTCGTATCGGCGGCTTGTGGCATGCTGGCAGTTATGATCCGCAAGACTTCTTAGGAAGACTTATTGGTGATAAACCTTGGGTGCGCAGTGCAGAACATAGTATGTTTAGCTGCTACGATCATAATTTTTATGCAAGTGAATTCCACATAGATTTGTTTGCTAAAGGAGTTCTAGAATGGACCGAAGATGACGATGATGTACGAGAAACTGAAACAATTAAGCGGGTCGGATGGCCTATGGAATATTTGCACAACAGTTTGCAGCAATACAAAGGTATGCAAAAACGTGATTTAATTTTGTTTCCGCATAGAGTTGCGCCTGAGAAGCAAGTTGATATTTTTAGAGACCTTGCAGAGCGATTGCCACAATACGAGTTTGTTGTTTGTCAAGACTACGAACTTAGTAAAAACGAGTATCATAACTTGTTAGGCGAAGCTAAGATGGTGTTTAGTGCTAACTTACAAGAAACACTTGGCATTAGTTGGTACGAAGGAGCATTAGTTGATGCAATTCCTATGGTGCCTGATAGACTAAGCTATAGTGAAATGGCATTACCTGAGTTTTTATATCCTAGTGAATGGACTGAGAACTATGACGCATACTTGTATCATAGAGACAAAGTAGTTGCACAAATTGTAAATTATATGGATAACTATACCGATTTACAAGTGTCCTTAGAGAAGCAACGTATAAAACTAAACAAAGAATTCTTTAGCGGAGCAGCATTGTATGACACAATCAAACAAAGCGATTGACACTATTACACTTGATTTAAGCGATTATCCTGACGAGGCTTTTATTACTGACACAGGGTCCGATTATACTTTTAATGTATCAACTAATACTAACAGTAGTGTTATTGTTATTAGTACTCCTAATTTAGATAGTATTACTACTATAAGTGGTATAACTGGTTATACTATTTCTTCAGATGATCAGATTAGTTTTGATTGGGACAACATTAAAATTGTGCCTACATTATGGAAAGAAGCATTACCTGATATATACACTGTTAATAACATGTGTGAGGAATACCCTGCACTTGCTAAGGCATACGAAAACTTTCAAACTATATACAAATTAGTAGAACAAGATTACAAAGGCAAGAAAGAAGATAACACATGAGCATGAATCACGACGCAAAGCCTAAAGACGATGAACTGGAACGAATGAAAGCAGAGTTTTTAGCTAAGGGCGGAGAAGTTACTAAAGGTAAAACTAAAGCTATGGCTTCAGAACTTGGTATTAGTAACAACACTTGGAATAATAAATTAACTAAAGCAGAGAAAGACTCAAAGGCGGGAAAATGATTAAGAAACATTATTATAGCTGGACCGACATTGAACGTATGTGCGTAAGCATTGTTAACCAAATGTATGCTGATAACTGGCGTCCTGATTACATTGTAGGTCTTACACGCGGGGGTAATGTGCCTGCTACTATTATTAGTAATATGACTGGCATACGTTGCGAAGCACTTAAAGTAAGCTTGCGTGATGATGACAGTGAAAGCGAAAGTAATCTTTGGATGGCTGAAGATGCATTTGGTTACGAAAGTGAACCACGTGCTACAGCAGGTCCTTTACGCAAGAATATCCTTATTGTAGATGATATCAACGATACTGGTGCTACTTTCAATTGGATCAAAGAAGACTGGCCTAAAAGTTGTTTGCCAATGGATAAAAGTTGGGGAACAGTTTGGGACCAGAATGTTCGTTTTGCTACACTAACGGAAAACTTAGCAAGCGACTTTAGTGACGTACGATATACTTGTCACGAAATTAACAAAGCAGAAGAAGATGTGTGGTTAGTTTACCCTTGGGAAAATGTAGCTGAATACAAATAATAACAATAAGGAAAAGGAAATGAACTTGAGAGAACAATTAGTCAAAGCAGCACGTATGCATGCCGAAGGTGAGCTCGAAAGAGCAAAGACTAATATCATGGTGTATATGAACAATGCAACTGGTATTGGCGAGCATAGTGACATTGTAGAAGCCATTCAAGAAGAACTTGACAAGATGGCTCATGCAACTGATCGTATTGATATGTTAGAAAAATATTTTAATACTTGACAAAACCTAAATAGAGTAGTATACTTGTATTATGAGTATACTACTTACATGACATCCTCGTCTATAACTCGGAGAAATAAATGAGCAAAATAGTACAAATCAAAGCCCGGCTTGAAGAAGCAAACATTCGCCATTGGGCTGGTGACAATATCAGTGAAGTATTAGAGACTGGTGACAAAGAAGAATTAATCAACGAAGCATCTATTGCATTTGAAGGTGTATTAGACGCACTATTAATTGATAGGTTTAACGATCCTAATAGTAAAGGCACAGCAAAGCGTCTTGCTAAAATGTACTACAATGAAATTATGGCAGGACGATACGACCCTGCACCGGCGGCAACAGCATTTCCTAATGATAGCGATGATCGCTATGCAGGCATGCTAGTAGTACGTAGCGAACTTAAAAGCATGTGTTCGCATCATCACCAGCCAGTAGCAGGCGTTGCATACATTGGTATTATTGCAGCAGATAAACTTATTGGACTGTCTAAGTACACACGTATTGCACAGTGGTGTGCTAGACGCGGTACACTACAAGAAGAACTTGCAAATGACATTGCTCGTGAAATACAGTCGGCGACTGATGCAGAACACTTAGGTGTTTATATACAAGCAACACACGGTTGTTGTGAGAACAGAGGCATTATGGCAACTAGCAGTTTAACACAAACAACTGTACTACGTGGTGCATTTAAAGATGACATGGGCACAAAGAAAGAGTTTTTCGATAACATTAAACTGCAACAGGAGTTTGCACGATGACAGAATCTCCAGTATTTGAAAAAGGCTATCCATCGCATGAAGCAGTAAACAGAAAGTCAAGTATGAAACTAAGATATTCAGAAGCGTTTTACAGCGTACAAGGCGAAGGTAAGTTTGTAGGAGTGCCTAGTGTATTCCTACGTACCTTCGGTTGTAACTTTCGTTGCATGAACTTTGGACTTGGTAAAGATGAACCTAGTCGTGCAGAAAAACAAGCAGATGGTCAAAGATACAATCAAGAAGTAAAAGACTTACTTGATGATGGTATTATTGCAAGGACCGAAAAGTTTACAGACTTGCCTATTATTCATACAGGTTGTGATACGTATGCAAGTATCTATCCTGAATTTAAAAACTTTAACAAACTTGCAGAAGTTGAAGAAGTTGTTGAACATTTGTTATCCCTTACTCCAGAAGGCAAGTGGACAATGGATAACGGACAAGACATCCACTTAATTATGACAGGTGGCGAGCCGTTGTTGGCGTGGCAACGATTGTATGTCGAACTATTTGAGCATCCACGTATGCAGGATCTAAAAAATGTCACATTTGAAACAAACACTACACAAGTATTACATAATGACTTATACCACTATCTCAACGATAGCAATAGAATTACAGTCACATGGAGTTGTTCGCCTAAACTATCCGTTAGCGGAGAATCTTGGGAAGATGCTATTAAGCCTAACGTTGCTCTTAATTACTCCACTGTTGATGGTAGCGACATGTATCTTAAATTTGTCGTTGCTGATCGTTCAGATATTGATGAAGCTGGTAGAGCTGTGCAAGCATACCGTGGCGCAGGCGTTGAGTGTCCAGTATATTGTATGCCGCTTGGGGGACGTTCGGAAGAGTATGTCCTTAACGTTAAAGAAGTGGCAGAAGTCTGCATGGAAAAGGGATGGCGCTTCACCCCAAGGCTACACATCAGTTTATTCGGAAATGCATGGGGTACGTGAATCATACAAAAACGAACAACACGAAAAGGCTATGAAGGCACAAGCTAAGAAGCCTATGGACCCAGATGAGATGAGACAAAAAGGACTAATATGAACCACATTTTTACAAGCGAATCAGTAAGTGACGGACACCCAGATAAGGTAGCAGATCAAATATCTGATGCGCTTGTTGATGCTGGATTAGCCGCAGGCGATACAACAACACGAGTAGCAGTTGAAACACTAGTAACTACCAACATGGTTACACTAGCAGGCGAAGTTAAGAACTTTAATGTAACTAGAGATCAAGTAGAACAAATTGTTCGAAACAAAGTTAAAGAAATTGGCTACGATCAGAATGGATTTTCTTGGCACAAGTTAAAGTTATATAATGAAATACATGAACAAAGTGCAGACATTGCACTAGGTACAGACGACTTTGGTGCAGGTGATCAAGGGCTTATGTTTGGTTATGCTTGCAATCATACACATAGTATGATGCCTGCGCCTATTCATTACAGCCACAAGATACTAGAAAATTTAAAAACAAAGCGTGGCAATGTATTAGGTCCTGATGCTAAGAGTCAAGTAAGTGTTGAGTACAACGGTGCAAGACGTGAAGGTGTTATCAAACGCATTGATCAAATTGTTATAAGTACTCAGCACTCAGAAGGCTGTATAGAAGAAGCAAGACATTTGTGTAAACTAGCTGCAATGGAAGAACTTGGAGATTTAATTGATGAAAATACTGTGTGGCATCTCAACCCTACTGGCAATTTTGTTATTGGTGGGCCCGATGGTGATACCGGAGTTACAGGTCGTAAAATTATTGTTGATACTTACGGCGGTTTTGCTCCTCATGGCGGCGGCGCCTTTAGTGGTAAAGATCCTACAAAAGTAGATCGTAGTGCTGCATACATGGCAAGATGGTTAGCAAAGAATGTAGTAGCAGACGAAATGGCAGATTGGTGTAATATACAACTAAGCTATGCCATTGGTATTAAGCAGCCTACAAGCATTTACGTTGATTCAAACGGACACAATCGCAGTATCGAAAGATTTATACGTGACGAAATTGACCTAAGTCCAAAAGGAATCATTGACAGATTTGATTTATTCAACTATAATAGTTATAGCAACAATTGTACTTACGGACACTTTGGTGACAAAGACGTACCGTGGGAAAAAATAGGATGGTAATATGAAAAACTTTATTAAGAAATTAACAGGACAAGACAAAGTAGAAGCAAAGTTAGCTGAAGATGTTGCACAAGTAGAAGCTGAAAAGATGGAACTTCTTAAACAACGTGATCCTAAAGACTATCACACACGCAAAAAAGAGCCTTGGGTAAATGTTATCGATGTTAAAGTTAACGAAGAGAATGTGCGTAACGGATTCTTTGAACTTGACTGGAACAAATACTTTATCGCACAACTTGTCGAAGCAGGATATGGTGTTGATAACGATCCTGAAGAAGAGATTGTAGATAGATGGTTCCGTGACATTGTATATAACATGCTAGAAGAAGAAGGCGGAGACACAACTCGTGCCGCAGGACACATTAATGTTGTTCCTATTTCTAAAGGAAGAAGTGAAGTTTCATGAAGCTTATAACCATTAAAAGTATGCACCCTACTAATGAGTTTGCACCTTCGTGGAATATTCCAATGCACTTATCTCAGTGGGAAGATTATCAAAGTATTGACACACATTTTCATGGAACAGAGCATCGCTGTTATTTAAGTGGCAATATGCATTTAGATGAGTATCCAACAACAACAAATTATTACATACCGTATGATCATACTCTTATACATAAGTTTCCAAATACAGCTGGAGGATTAACAATGTTCCCAACGTACATGCCACACGGAGTAGATACATATACTGGAGAAGATGCCAGAGTCAGCATTGCGTTTGATTTGCATACGCAGATACCTCAACAACTTGTATCGATTCCATTTATGAATGATGAAATCTTTAATAGGTTGACATCTTCTTCTTAATGTGTTATAATATATTTAAATTAACACAATAAAAGGCAATACAATGGCAACTTATGTACTAGTAGACACAGCTAATACTTTCTTCCGCGCTCGGCATGTAGTACGTGGCGATATTGACACGAAGGTAGGCATGGCACTACATATCACACTTAACAGTATTAAAAAGGCTTGGAAAGACTTTAACGCAGATCATGTTGTGTTCTGCTTAGAAGGTCGTAGCTGGCGCAAGGACTATTACGAGCCTTACAAGCGTAATAGGCAAGTTGCTCGTGACAAGTTGACTGTACAAGAGAGTGAAGACGATAAAGCGTTTTGGGAGATCTTCGACGAGTTTAAGAACTTTGTTACAGACAAGACTAACTGTACTGTTATGCAACACAAGCAACTAGAAGCAGATGATCTTATTGCAGGTTGGGTACAAGCACACCCTGATGATCATTGTGTCATTATTAGTACAGACGGCGACTTTGCACAACTAGTAGGCCCTAACTGCACACAGTACAATGGTGTTGCTAATGTAACTATTACACCTAAAGGCTACTTTAACGACGACGGTTCGCCTGTTATTGAAAAGAAGACACAAGAGCGCAAGCCTGCGCCGCAGCCTGACTTTATGTTGTTTGAAAAGTGTATGCGTGGCGACACTAGTGATAACGTGTTTAGTGCTTATCCTGGTGTACGCAAGAAAGGTACTAAGAATAAAGTTGGACTTATTGAAGCATACGAAGACAAAGGCACTAAAGGCTACAACTGGAATAACATGATGCTGCAACGCTGGACTGATCACGAAGGCGTAGAACATCGTGTGCTAGATGATTACAATCGCAATGTTGTATTATGTGACTTGACTGCACAGCCTGCAGACATTAGAGAGATTATCGATACAACTATTGCAGAACATGCAACTCCTAAAGACATTAGTCAAGTAGGCTTGCGTCTTATGAAGTTCTGTGCAAAGTGGGATATGCAACGTATTGCAGACCAGGCACAGGCTTATGCAGAACCATTACAAGCGAGGTACCCAGCATGACATTAAAAGCAAAACCAGTATTAAAAGATAAGTTTTGGATTGTTGAAAATGACAGTAACGAACGTATAGGCACAATGGCATGGAACGATGATCGTTATTTGTTTAGTAGCGGAATAGAAACATGCTTTTTTGATAACAAGCGTCAAATGAAACAAAAGTTTGGAGTGGATATCATTTGGACAGAACACAGTGAGCAAGTGCAAGAAGATACTACTAAACATAGTGTAGTGCATGGATTTCCTACTAGCGTAAGTCCTTATAATACAATGTATGATGTAGTACGCAAGCTTCCGTTGTTTACTAAGTCAAACAAGTCAAAAAGTGCATACTGTGCAGGCTACTACATTATTGAGTTTGAAAAAGGCTGGGTTAAGAGTTTTTGTCCTAAGTTAATCACAATCGAACGTTATAACTCTAAAGGCCCATTTAAAACAGAAATAGAAATGAGATCGGAGCTTCGTCGTGCCAAACATTGAGCCATTGAATACTATACCTTTACAACAGTTTTTAAATGCTGTAAAGGCTGCTGAAGCTAGTAGAGCTCCTAACGTTACACTAGATATGAATACAGCTAAAAACTTAGCGTTTACATTAGGTGCTGTTATGAGTCGCTTACATGGTGACCTTGAACTATTAGTTGCGCAGTCTAACAACAGCGACGATGAAGTTATTCAGATTAATTTAGATGGCGGTTCTAAGTTTTAAGTACGTAGATAACTTTTCAAAAAGATAAATATATGCGTAGTTAATTAAAAGGAATTACGCATATGAGTAGGCCAAAGCCAACAGTTATATTAGAAAATATAAACAATAAAACCTATAAGAGCGAGCAAGTTCTAGAAGCTGACGCTATATGGGCAGTATTTCATCAAGAAAAGCCATTTAATCTTAAAAGTGCAAATGCGCTTACTAATTACCCTGGTCCTAAATATAAGAAGACTAGCTTTAGTAATCCAGGTCATGCACATAATCTTGCTAAAAAGTTAAACGAACTGTTTAGATGTGAAGACTTTTCAGTATATAAACTTACTTCGGGCGAAGTAGTTACTGAAGTATGAACTGGAAAGAGACATATACTAAGCTCTTTCTGAAAGAACTTGGCAAAAGTACAAACGAAACAGCCGTAAAAGAGTATATGCCACTTTGGTGGAAAAACAACAGAGACAAAAACTCAGGCGGCTTGCGACTAACAGAGATGGGGTTTGATATGCTAACCTTAATAGAATTGGCAACATATGACATACCATATCCAAGAGATGTACCATTATCTACCCAAGTTATTATCCACCTCGACAAGTTCATTGACTGTCCTTACTATCTAACAAACCGAAGTATTGTAGTAACTAACGAAAAGAAAGCAGTTGAACTCACCCTTTTTAGTGGCGACTTGCGCAAATATGGCTTAACAAAAGCAGTTAATAGACAAAAAAAATCCTAACCTATTGATTTGTAATAGGTTCTTTTTTTAGAAAATGGTTGACAAATGCTGTAATGGTGCTATAATATATGTATAGTTTAAATAAAGCACTAAACAAAGAGGGAACACAACATGGATACTTCAACTCGCACAGTTAGTCCAAATGGCGCAAAAAACAGTATTACCCATGCACTAAAAAAGAAACGTCCTATCTTCCTTTGGGGAGCTCCGGGCATTGGCAAATCTGATATTGTATCACAGATCTGTGACACTTTTTCAAATTCACATTTAATTGACATTCGTTTGTCGCTTTGGGAACCTACAGATATTAAAGGTATTCCATACTTCGACAGCAACTCAGGTACTATGGTGTGGGGTGCGCCTAGTGAATTACCAAGCGAAGAGTTTGCTGCTCAATTTGATCACATTATACTATTCCTAGACGAAATGAACTCAGCAGCACCTAGTGTGCAAGCGGCAGCATATCAACTAATTCTTAACCGTCGTGTAGGCACTTACAAGCTACCAGACAACGTAATGATTGTTGCGGCTGGTAACCGTGAAGCTGACAAGGGTGTTACTTATAGGATGCCTGCTCCGTTAGCTAACCGCTTTATCCACTTAGAACTTTCTGTTAACTTTGACGACTGGTTCCAGTGGAGTGT